TTCAGGATCGTATTACATACAAGCTTTACCGGACTCAGGGGACATGGTGTTACTTAATCCCGATACCGGCATGAATTATTCGGATCTTATTCAACAGGCTAATTTTAAAAAATTTAATTCACTTAACAGTACCGTATTTAATATTACCCCGGAGCCTGGGCGCTTAGTTCTTTTTCCAGCGCACTTAGAGCATCGGGTTGAACCTAATCAAAACCAAAGCGATCGAATCAGCTTAGCTTTTAATCTCCGGGTCATCCGTTAATTTTAAAGTAAACTTATGTTCTTTACCCACCAGGTCCCGGAAGGTCTCCATTAAGAAAGACCATTTTTTCTTAGCAGCACTTTTTTCTTTAGCCGTAGCCGTGGGGCTATTATAAATTTTTGCCTGGCGCTTGATATTATCTAAGAGTCTCATACAAATTTAGGTCCCATCAGCCATAACACTAAGCTCTCTCGAACTCCTTTTAAAACCGGCTTAACGCGATGCGGGGTAAAGGCAGGAAAGACAGCAACAGCACCAATGTGATTAAATTCAGGAACTTCAGTCGGAGCGCTGATTGCAACTTCAAGAGCTCCCCCTTCGTAAGGTCCTTGCGACATATTTAAAACACAAGTGAGTTTAACATCACTCACCGGATTCTTGGATTGAATACCATCGGTGTGCCACTCGTATTCAGTTCCAGGTTTATAGATGTTATAAAAAATATTCTGATAGTTTAAGACCGGATAAAGATTAAAACCAAAGTTCTCCGTATTACAAAACAAACAACGATCATAAAACGCCTGCAGGAGAGAGCTCACCTTGTTCCATTTCATCAGGTAAACTTCTGAAGTTTTTTTAACACGAGCAGCTCCACTCTCGGTATCCCGAGTAAAAAAATGAGGAACAAGAGCGTCTTTTAATTCTTTAATTTCTTGGGGAGAATAGACATTAGTCCAATAATAACTATAGCGGCCGGAACGAGAGGTCATTGTAAATAAAAATTATAAGATAAAGAAATACGCTGGTCATCTGTTTCTTGCCGAGCGACTGCATGACGAACATGGCTGCGAAAGATCATCAACTGTCCTGGATCCGCGTACTGCCAAACTGTTTCATTACTATGGGGAGCCCAGGTTATCATCGGAATGGGTGGTACCGTATCATGCGGGGTTAACACACAAGTTTTTGCACAGTTAGGACCCCCCTTAATAAAATAAATAGCACTTAAAGCTGAGCCCTGATGGACATGAACATCTTGATAATCATATTTTTTATAAATATTAAACCAACAAATGGTTTTATGAAAATCAATCGTTTTCCAATTAATTCCATAATCCTTGCAGTACCATACAATTTCTTGGAGCACCCATTGATTAAGATTATCAAACACAGGATCAGTCCAAATATTAAGAGTTCCTTCAGTGTTGTAAGTTTTATTAGCAATCCAATTGGTTCCACCCCGTTTAGTGGTTTCCGAAAGTTTGAGACACTGGTCTGCCCATTTTTTTTCATTCGGATTGTGTTCGGCATTAAAGGAATAACCAACTAACGTTGGAAACAACGCATCAATCCGTCGCTTAGTCCCTGTATTAGACATAGTTCACCGTTAGTGTGACGCGAATTTGCATATCGCTACAAGCGGTACTCCGATGAGGGGTCTGAGATTTAAAAAAAATAGCTCGATTCTCTTTCATCGGAATTTCTTCTTTACCGAGTACAAAAGGACCATTGTTGTTATTGATGCATAGCATAAAGACATTATGTTGGTAGCCAAGATCTTTATGATAGTCATGATAGGTTACTTTTGGTTGCCGGGTATACAGATTGGCCTTACAGCGAATAAGCGTTTCCCATTTTGGTAGAGCCTCCAGCAGAGGAATAATTAAATCATAACGCTGGCTGCGGATAGTATTGATAAAAAAATTATGAACAAAATAACCATCACTATCGAGTTCTTTATCAGCGATAATGGGTACATAATACCAAGCAAAGTCAGTCTTGATAATGGATTTTTGAAGTGTATCAAAATAATCCGGCCGTAAATAATTATCAACGACTTTGAATTTTGTGGGATGTTCACTGACCCCTACCATTTTCATAATTTATCTCTTCTTTTTCTTTTTAGTTTTTGCTTTAGTTTTTTTCTTTTTCTTTTTAGCTTTTTTTTTCGTTCCCATAGGTTCCTCCTTCCTTCTCATATTTGCGGTTTCCCTATTAAATTGTTCTTCAGTTATTCTTACCATATCTTAGACGCGTTGTGAAACAGTAAAATTACTAACCAAAGCGGTGGTAGCGATGAAGACAGCAGCCCGTGCTTGCTCCAACTGCTTTCTTAAAGACTTACGTTTTTCATAATCTTTAGTGTGTTTAAGGTTTATATATTTTTCATAATATTCAATCCATTTAATCTGACGTCTATTAAAAGTAATTTCTCCTCTCTTAATAGCCTTAAAGTATTGTTCGCGGACATGTTCCGGGTCCCAGCCTGACCACCAACAAATGGTTTCAAAATCTGAATTATCTTGAATAATCCAGTCGTGAGCTTCCATTTTATAGATGGAGGATTTGCGATCGGATTGAGGAAACTTAGCTTCCTCAAAAGCTTGAATAAGAACATGACGCCATAGGCGTTGTTCAGAGCTTACATGATTTTCTCGGATTAAGTCTTGAGAGATCTCAATGCCCATAAGTTTTAATAAGTTGACTGAGTAAGTCACGATAATGATGCTGTGCCTCCGATATATTTAAACGAGAGGCGACCTCATATTGTCGTTGAATATCCGAGAGAAAACTCGTAATTTGTGCGCCAGTCCATCGTTGGACTCTAGGGGCGGATAGGATATCCACTAAAGGATCTCCCGAAGGATCATATAAACTCATAGTTTGATTATACTTTGACAGTCTCATCCTTACCACCCTTGATTAGTTTTAATTTTATTACTTCAGCTTTGTCTTTTTTCTGTGTGTGATGAACCTTGTAGATATCTTGAGCATCTTTAATCATTTGCGGATCAAAGGTGTCATCATAGCCAAAGTTTACACCATTGTGCAATGCGAACATGGTGTTGGAAACTGTTTCGTAATCTTTTTGATTTAGTAGACGCGCAAGAAGAACAAGAGACTTCGTAAAGTCAGTGATACCATCCTTCTTTTTTGCCATCAATATAATCCTCGCACCATTTAACCATTGTTGTAAAAATATCTGTTGAAATTCGTGGGCCGTGGTTCGAGTTACCATCGCCATTACAGAAGAGGCAGCGAGCTCGGTTATTACTTACCGTTCCGGTAATGTAACCGTTGCCCCCACACTCTTTGCAAGGAGTATGTATTTCACTTAGTAATGGTTTTTTATTCATAATGCAAGTCTATCTGATTTTATCATAATCAAATTCATCTTGGGAGAGGAAGCATCCTTTTTTTACAAACTTTTTTAAAAGTTCAGGATTCTTATGGTATCCATTATCATACCAGGTTGGGTCGTGGGGAAATACCCCCTTAACCTCTTCATAACCGAAGCCTACATCTTTAGCTTCTTTAGTCATTAATCGTTCTTGCATGGATAACTTTGATTTAAATAAGTGTTGATGACCTAACTGGTTTTTAAAACCAACGGAAGATCCATCCAGGTTATCTATATGATGAAGAGTCAAAGCTTTGGCGTTTAACATTCCTAATTTTTTATCAAGACTCGCAGCCAGATAACTAAAGACACTCTCACTAGCCCAGGAAGCAAAAACATCAGGAAAACATCGATTGCCAAAATTTTTATAGAGAGCTGCATCCATTAATATACAATGAGCATTAAAGGAATGCCCTTGGTCAAAGATTAAATCTTCTCCTTCCTGAACCGCCTGATGGCGAGACTGGTTTGTTTCTATTCCATTGTCCTTATTTACATAAGCAGAACTAATGGCAAAAGAGCCTTTCGAATCAGGCCCTTTAAAATGAAAATCGGATAATTTTTGAATGGCCAATGGATCAATCATTTTTACATCTGAAGCAACATAGAGATAAGCAGCATATTTATTATCGCCTTTATAAGGAGTATGTGAAAAAAGCTGGCAGGTTCTGTTAAAGGTTATGTTAACCGGTAAAATATCTTCAATGTAATTAATAGAGATTTGCTTAGTCATTGTGTTGGTATAAGGTTCGATTAAAGCTTCCAACGCTTTACTGACGCCAGGCCATTGTTGTACATTGCAAGCTGAAATAGCGATATCAAAAGTATCATACTCTTGGCGCATAATAGGAATAAGGTGTTCAATCCATATTTTAAGATTATTGTACTTAAGACCACATAAATTATAGACGACTAAAATTCTAGGCGACTTCGGCATAGTAATTTTTAATTTTTTGTTCATAATATTTTTTGCTTGCTTTTAATTTAACATGAGGACGCAGCTGATAAGCTTTATCCCAGGCTCTGCCTTTAGGACTCTTACGCCAACGTTTTCGAGCGGCTTTTCTATTTTCTTGGTTTATTCTTTTTGAGATTTCTTCGGTTGCGTAGGTCACTCTTTTTCTCCTCTGTTAGTTTTCCAGGACGCCGATAGTTTTTCCATTTTAAATCTATTTTTAAAACACTATCTCCATGAGCGATTCTAAATTCCCACCCCCATGGTTTAGCCTCTTCCCAATGTTTATGATAATCTTCAATAACAATATGTCGAGTCCCTGCCTGAGGCTGAAAGTAAGTTAATTTTTTAGGCTTCGCCATGCAATAAATTGATCTTTCATCCAACGCAAACAGGTCTCAAATTTAGATTCAGGATTGTCTACAACGATACGATTACGTTCTACTCCGTTAACTTTTAAAATAAGCATACGGTCTGCATGTTGCCAACGAATCGTAAATTCTTCAGCGCCAATATCTCGGAGCGATTTTAAACGATCCACATCGGTAGAATGTAATCCATCTTGATTAATATTGTTAGAAGCCATTAATCCAGGTCCTTATAATTTTTGCTGTTTGTTCTAGATTATCGGCGATCTTAGCTATTTTTTTTCCATCAATAAACCTTTTAGTTTGAGTAAGTTCATCATACTCTTGTCGAGTGATGGTAATGGTAGCCGGGGTATACTCGATGGGATCGATTTTTTTATCTGCCATTTAATTTTTTCTTATAGGCTTCCACTGAAATACCGTCTTTTTTAGCACGGAATTTAATGTAGTCATCGACCAATTTAGAAATCATTCCTGCGGGTGCTCTAAATTTTTCTTTGCACATTCCTTTAAGTAGTTTGTAGTCTTCAATTTTGACGGCTACACTTTTCCATTTACTTATGTCCATCAGTCTCCTCCTTTGGAAATGGCCCTACTTTATTTAGTATCTGCTGCAGTTCCAGGATTTTACTTTCAATATGAATCTGCAAGTCTCTTAGAACAATGATTTGTCCATTAAGAGATGCACTCGTACTAGCATCCGCTTGAATTTTTAATAATTCATGAAACGGATCTTTAGTTTGTAGCTCTTTTCCTTTGGCCACAGGTAGTTTTTCGTTTAGTGACATGGTTCCTCCTTATTTTAGTTTGGTTAGTTGTTCCTCTAGAAGGACTATGATTTGTTTCATATCTCCTAGTTTATCCTTAATCAGATCTAACTTCTTAAGAATTCTGTTGCGTTGCAATTCTTTTAAATACATAGGATCATGGGGTTTACCTTGCCCAAATCCTCCGCGTCCAAAAGGTTTTTTTGTTGATTCAATAGGTTTTAATTTTAAACCGGTTGCTTCTGCTTCTTCTTTAGTAATACCAGCGTTTCTATATTCTTCATCTTCTGTCATTGGAATTCTAGGGTTATCTTCTTTATCAGCAATCATGGCTGCGTCTGTTTCACTTAATTTTGTCTTCATTATCCCTTCGTTCTTCCATCTCATCATAAATTAAAGCTGACGCTAGAGGCAAGGAAAAAGGACGAATTATCTCTCCCTTACCATTAGTAATTTCTAACTCAGTAATACTATTAATATAATTGTCCAACTCGCAAGACTCTTCAGTGGGCATCCTATCATGATCTAGTGTTGGAATGCTATCGAGTTGTTCGTCTACCTTCGCTATGATAGTTTTAAGTAAAGTGCTTTTGCTTTTTAAATTCATTAATTTCTCATTTATATGGGATAACACATAGGAGTGTCAATAAAAAAATGAAGTATATTTTAATGATATGGGTGTGTTCTTTTCTCAATGGACCAAACTGTTCTACGCCAATGATAAACAAAAAGCCTTATGATTCTTGGTATGAATGTACTCAGGCTGCTTATATCAAATCTCGTCAAATAATAACAAAGCTGGGATATGCCTATGTCAATGAATATGAGGTGGCTACAAAATTCACTTGTAAGGCTATGGATCCTCCTATATAGATTTTAAATGTCTTTTTTGGCATTCATTATTTTTGGTCATATTTGTATTGAGAACCCTGGGGATCTGGATAAATGCTGGAATATTTATGAGAAACCCCGGATTCACTACACAGACGCCCGTATATGCATGAAAACTGTAAGGCAGTATGTAGACGGCGCGCAGCTCTATTATCGTAAGCAGAACGTCTCTATCACCGAGCTAGAGCTATATTGTATAGGAACGCAGCCAATAAGTATGGTATTGACAGACACTCCCAAGTTATCATATTATCACTTATGAGGCACTATCATATCAGGGCGATAGCGTTAGGACGTTTGCTCGTTGGGACGATAGGGGCTGAAGATATAAAGGCCGCTCTTAAAATATTTATTAAAAGAGTAGCTGATGGTGTTATACCAATTAGAGAAGAAGTGGGCTTTTACCAAAGAAAGAAAGTCCAAATAACTTATGAAGAGGTAAACGATGGCACTACAACAGTTGATTCAGGAGAAGTTAAATCTGGAACACAAGTGGGCGAAGTCAGCACAACAGTTGAAAACTGACGACATGAAGTGGACAGATTTAAAACTGAGAACTATAAAAACACAAGTTGAAAATCTTGTGGAACAAGAACAGAAGACGTCAATAGCAAGTTAACCTTTTATTCCTTCAGAAAAAAGGTGAGGAACTTTCTCGCTATACTTACGCATTTTTCCTTCGAACATAAAACCAAAATCATCAATTTGACCGTTAGCAATATGCAACTCCCATACTCTAACATTCATTCGAGAAAAGAAATTAACTTCTTGTTCTGTTTTAGCAAAATAAAATAAACTAGCATTACCTACTTTTCTAATAAACTTAAAACGATGATTTCCATTTCTTAGAGTATTTGTGTGATCAATCACTAAAGGACACAAGAGTCCCTGTCTTAAAATATCAGCTCGGATAGCAGCTTTAAATTCAGCATGGGTTGAATGAATCATTTTAATATCTTTAAAATCTTTTAGAACTAAACGATGTTTAAATAACTTATACCAAGGATGGACAATAGTTTTATCATCCACTTTCTGAAGTAATAGTTCAGGTTTATGAGGAGAGAAGGGCTTGAGGATTGGCATGAGGGACGTCCTGTACTTGAGTTGAAGTGTTAAATTTATTATCATAATGGGTAATAATTTTGTCCCATTTAGCTTTTAAAATTTTACTATGAGGCTGTAATAATTTGGCAAGTTTATAGGCATTGCGATAAGAACAGGCCCATCGCCATTGCTGTTTATAATGAGAGGGAACGGTATTAAATTTACGTGCTTTAGACCAACCAAAACCAAAAGTTTGGTGAATCCAGGTAATAATACTTTCATTCGTCATGGAAATTTCGACTCTAATAAGTCTGACATAGTGAGTAGGAGAACCCTTTCTATCTTTGCGTTTAAGTGGATGGACTTTAAAAGTTATGCAAGCTTCTCCATCAAATAACCCCGCAAGATAAATGTAAGTTTCTCTATCGTTCATCTGAACCCCCACCAAATTAAAAATACAGGTATAACAATATGTTCAAAAATTTCGTATAAACAAATAAGAACTAACAGCCATGTAAAAAAGATACTGGTTTTAGATTTCCTAGTGAGATATTTAAACACTCGTTCATGCCCTCTTGTAATTCTCTGACTAATTTTTAATAATTTCTCTTTCATATAAGTCCAGCTTTTCTCATTTGGTTTACTCTATCTTCAACTTGGTGAGCTAATTTTCTATTGTCATTTCTTAATTCACAAATTTCTATTTTTAAATTTTTATTTTCTTTCTGCGCTTCTTGACGAAGTTTGTGTTCTGTTTCATATTTTTGTTGCCAAATTATTTCGCTGTTCCCCATGATTCTCCTAGTTTAGTATCTACCACAAATGGAACTTTAAATTCAATACAGCTTTCCATAGTTTTTTTAATTATCTCAGCTTGGTGAAGTTTGCTAATATTAAAACATAATTCATCATGAATTTGTAAAATAGGTAAATGTCCTGCTTCGGCGCAAGCCAGCATAGCCTGTTTAGTCTGATCAGCGGAGGAGCCCTGTATTAATCGATTCAAAGCTTTATAGGTATAAGCGCGTTTAATGTTTTCTCTTCCATACTTAGCTACTGCATTCTCAAAGCTTTCTGCTGTATGAAGGCCAAAATCTTTTGGTTCCCATCGATCAAATCTACATTTCCTTCCTTTTTTAGTACGAATCACTCCCTTATCGTTAGCTGTTTGCATACAACGGTCTGATAACATCTTTACAAAAGGTACTTTCCTATTGTATTTTGAAATTAAAAGATTTGCCTCTTCTTTAGATACCCCTAATGATTGAGCCAATTTATTTTTTCCCATCCCATACATTAAGCCAAGTCCAATAGTTTTGGCTTGAGTTCTTTCAATACCTACTAGATCTGCAACTGTTTGGTGAAAATCGGCGCTAGCTTCATGATAGGCTTCAACTAATTCATTACTTCCTTCGTAGCCATCTCCAATAGAAGCTGCATAATGGACCGTCATGCGTGGCTCTTGTTGTGAATAATCAAAGGATCCCCACTGGCAGCCTTCCTCAGGAATGAACAAGGATCTAATTAAAGGACCAAATTCTTTATTCCGAGCTGGGACTTGTTGAAGATTTGGATTAGACATACTCAATCTGCCGGAGACGGTTCCTCCGTTGTCTCCTCTTAATTGATTTATTTCTGCATGAATCCTTCCATCGACCTGGTATTTCATGATAGAAGATAAGAACGTATTATGAAATTTATTTATTTCCCTAGCCTGTACAATCAATTTTGCAATTTTGTGTTTGCAATTAATCAACCAATTTTGTGTAAATGACGGTTCGTGAGATTTCAGAGTACGCGGATATTCAATCTTCAGCTTATCGAAAGCTTTGGCAATCTGGCGTGCTGCCCAAATGTCTATGTCTAATCCTGACTCTTGTCGTATGTCCAACAATATTTCTTTTTCTTGGAGCTGCATTGATTTTCTTAATTCTTCAGCTAATTCCACTTGTACTTTTACCCCTCGTTGACGCATTGCAATTAATACTGGAAGTAAATTAGACTCTAGCTCCCATACAGTACCAAGACTTTGATGAATTATTTCTTTTTTAAGTTGCTGCCATAATAGGTACGTGAGTCGTGCATCTTGTTCTGCATAAAATCCGACATACTCAGCAGGTAATTTCCACATCTCTGCTTTCGGATCAACCCCATGTTCCTTCGCTGCAATAATTAAATCTGTTTCTGCTTTAATCTCGCCTAAATAATCTTTCGATAAAGCGTTTAAAGAATAAGAGAATCTATTCTCATCCACAACGGCCGCAGCAATCATAGTATCAATAATATCTCCATTGATTTTAAATCCTTCTTGTTCTAGCCAACCGACGTCATATTGAGCATTATGAAAAATTTTAGGACAGGGTAGTTTACAAATACTTTTAATATACTTTCGGACTTGTTCCGGTATCATATTACCGCCGCCAAAATGAGCAAAAGGATAATAACCTTGCCAGCCTTCAACCGCTACTGCAAATCCAATAATGTTTCCATTGCCGGTAGCCCATCCGGCACCGCGGCCCGAACTAATACCTTCGTCTCTTGTTTCTAGATCAATTGCAATTTCTTTTGCGTGGGATAAATCTTTATATTCAGCCGGGCATGACCAAATGTGTTTTTTAAAATTCATTGACAATTGTAAGCTCATTTACACCGGTAACCTGTTCCCTTTTTTTTATCACACCATCTTTTAGACCATGACCAGGAATTAACTTTGGCTCCATATTTTTCTAAGATGGAATAAAAATAATCTAGGAGTTTAATTAGCATAATCTCTTTCTATTATCATTTCGAGATAATGAATTGCTTTTTGAATATCTTTTTCTTTACCTTTCTTTTTATGTCTACAAATGTATTTTATTGCATTTCCTTCAGCAAATTCTAAATGATTTTCATTTATAAAATGAGCCGGTTGAATCTTCATACCTTTATAATGATTTCCATCTACCTGGGTATTTAAGCTATCATAAGTAGTTCCTTTAAACATATCTTTATCCGTCATTTAATTCTCTTTTGAGCAGCAGCAAGAATTTTAAAAATGTCGCGCCACTTAGTTTCTTTTTTTACTTTGGCCATCATTCGTTTTAACTTTACGTGATAACCTAGTTTTGGTCTTTTCTTTTTTGTAGTCATAAGTTCCATCCTGAGGATCTGGTATTAGATCTGTATAAGCTGAATAAATGTAATCGTTATTGTTTTTCTTTTTCTCTGACATAAACTAAATAATCTTCTCCTAAAGGATAATTATATTTATAATCCGTACTTAAAAGATGAATGGTGTTTCTAGCACGAGTTGCGCCCGTATACCATACTTTTTTTTCATTAGTTTTTTCATCTTTGGATTTACTTGCATAATTTGATGGATAATTTGCTTTCCCATAAAGCACTACATTATGAGCTTCGCCTCCTTTAACAGAATGAATCGTATCAATAATAATCTTTGGTATACCATCTAATTCTTTTTGTCCATAGCGTCGTAATAATCGTAAGAAATAAATAATGTGTCTAGGAGTAAAATTTCTACGCAGAATCCACCACCACTCTTTGTGCTGAAAAGAAGGAGCTAAATCTAAACCACACCATTCTTGTAAATCTTTAAAATTATATTCTTTAAAATCCGGTTCATTGTTCCAAAACTTTTCATAACGATAGCTGGGATCTTTAAGCTCTCGAATAAATCTGTACATGATCTGCGCTTGTTTTTTATCAATTTTTTTGTTTGTGGATAAGCGAGTCCAAGCTTTAATGGCCTCCCACTGATTTTCATCAAAACATTTATTATCCTCATTATCTGCAAAATAAAGTCCGGCATCTTTTGCCATCATTCTTAATTCATTTACCGTGTTTCCTATTCGTCCTAAAATATACCAAGTTCCTTCGAGTTGATTAAAAGGAATTTCTTTAAAATTTAAATAACGTTTAACGTAACCTGGCTGGTTGCCATGTTGATATTCTTTTTCTTCACTATTTAAAATTCCTCGTCTAATAATTTGAGAAAATCGATGCACTGCTTCTCCAAAGCGTTTTGTTTTTCTTAAACGAACTTTTCTTCCAGGAAAAAATTTTGTAAAATATTTAGGATCGGCTCCATTCCACTGATAAATGGCCTGATCATCATCGCCAGCTAAATAAATTCGATCTGTATTTGCAGCTATTTTATAAATAACGGACCATTGAAGCGGCGTACAGTCTTGAGCCTCATCAACAATCAGAACTTTAAGCGGAGGAAAACTAACTTCATCAATAGCTCTTTCAATCATATCATCAAAATCAATGAAGGCCCTTTCAGCACCACTCATTTTATAATGTTCATAGGTTTTAACTTTTCGACAAAACACATCTAAGGAATCCTGCTTATAAGATTCTTTTTTATAAATTTGAATAGGACTTGCTAGCATATTACGAGCTTTACTATAAATACCTAAAGACCAATCTTTATAAGTAAAATTATCTTCGCTTAATCGTTTATCAGAAGGCTTAACAATTTTAGTTTGAAGAGCATAATCAATCATACAATCTTTAGGATCAAAAATGTCTTCTGAAAAATAACGTCTACAATATTTATGAAGAGTTTTAAAACGTTCAAAATCTTGAGTAGTGTATTGAGGAAAAGCTTTTAGAGATCTATTAACAGCTGTATTAACAGCCTTGTTGGTAAAAGAAATAAAAGCAATGTCTTGGGGTGCTGTTTTTTTTAAATGCTTCTTTAAGACTTTTTCAACCAAGGTATGGGTCTTACCAGTTCCTGGGGGTCCAAAAATTTTAATTGTTTTCCGGTATAGTTTCTTTAGTTTTTGGAGCTCTGAACTTGCCTGTGTGGAATTCATCATCGACTTCTGTCATTCCTTTTTTAGTTGTTTTAGTGGGTTTAATATCAACATAATTTACAAACTCCGGCATCTTGACGAACCAAATATTTTTCTCTCCTTCATAATATTCATGGCGCTCACATCCTAAATAATGAAGAGCATCCATGGTATTATTAAAAACTTTTGTTGCATGACTTTTGATATAGTGTTCTAAAGTAGATCGCTTAAAGTAGCAAATTTGTGTTTTAGAATCGAGAACAACATAGCCATCTTTTAATTTTTTAAAATCATCTTCTTCTAATGTTTTTTCAAAAAAAGATTTGAGAACTCTATACTTTTCTTCATCCACCGTGTCCTCAAATTTCATTTTTTCATTTTCAATTGCTCGGGCGGTTAGTTCTTGTAAAAGTAATTCAAACGGAGCTGGTCCTGATCGTGAGCGTGGAAGAGTTAGCCAAAAGAGGCCGTATCGTAAAAATCTTACTCTCCATGATTTTTCATCTTTCATATCTTCAGGTTGGACCGTGATTCGTTGGCCTTTAAAAGTGAAACTAAAATAAATAGTTTTAGTATCTCGGGT